GTCATTGTTATGACAAGGTGGTCGACGAAAGATCTAACAGGTCAACTAATGAAATCACAAAAAGATGTTAAAGCAGATCAGTGGGAGGTGATTGAGTTTCCAGCAGTCTTAAACGATAAACCTGTTTGGCCTCAGTATTGGAAAATAGAAGAGTTGGAGTCGGTTAAAGCTTCACTATCCGTGGCCAAGTGGAATGCACAATGGCAACAGAACCCTACCTCCGAAGAAGGTTCCATTATCAAAAGAGAGTGGTGGAATGTTTGGGAGAAAGACCAACCACCTAAATTACAACATATCATTCAAAGCTACGATACGGCCTATAGTAAAAAAGAAACAGCGGATTATTCGGCGATTACAACGTGGGGAGTATTCTTGTATAATGATGTAACACCTAATATAATTTTGCTGGATATGAAGAAAGGACGTTGGGACTTCCCTGATTTGAAACGTATAGCGATGGAAGAGTATAAGTTCTGGGAGCCAGAGACGGTAATCATTGAGCAAAAGGCTAGTGGTACACCGCTCACACATGAGCTACGCCGTGTCGGTATTCCCGTCGTAAACTTTACACCGAGCAAAGGTAATGATAAACATGTTAGGGTTAATTCTGTTTCGCCTTTATTTGAGTCGGGACAGGTGTGGGCTCCAGAGGAGAAGTGGGCAGAAGAATTGATTGAAGAATGCGCTGCTTTCCCGTATGGTGACCATGACGATTTGGTTGATAGCATGACACAAGCACTGATGCGCTATCGTCAAGTTGGATTAGCTGTGCATCCAGAGGATTATGAGGATCCACCGATGTTGCAACAACTGTCAGAGCAGAGGGAATATTACTAATGAGTTTTGTAAAAGGGTTCACGGTTCAAGAAACTAAAAAGAAAAAAACCAAGAAGCAGAAGACAGCAGCCTCTTTTAAAAATCCTAAGTCAAAGTATTATAAATTCGTGCAACCAAAAGGTTTCAGTGCTATACAAGAAAAAAAACAAAAGAAAACATTGATAACATAATGGTTGTAGAAAAAAGAATTAATCCAGAATCAAGTCCTATTGAGAATGAATCTCCTCTTGATGTAGAATTAGCCGAGGATATTGGTGCAGAAATCACGCCTACAGAAGATGGTGGCGCAATTATTGGTGAAATGGATGAACAGATTGATGTTGACTTTTCATCAAATCTAGCAGAGACTTTAGATGATGACGAGCTCAGCAATCTATCAAGTGAGTTAAGACAACAATATGAAGATGATAAAGAGTCACGTTCGGATTGGGTAGACTCGTACACAAAAGGTTTAGATCTATTAGGATTTAAATACAATGACCGCTCACAACCTTTTCAAGGAGCGAGTGGCGTAACGCATCCACTACTAGCGGAGAGTGTTACACAATTTCAATCACAAGCCTATAAAGAATTATTACCAGCAGGTGGTCCTGTAAAATGTAATATCGTTGGTGATGTTAATGCAGAAGTAGAAGCACAATCACAACGTGTAAAAGATTACATGAACTACATGATTACGGATGAGATGGAAGATTACGATCCTGACATGGATCAAATGTTATTTTATTTACCACTAGCAGGTTCAAGTTTTAAAAAAATATATTATGATGCAGATCTTGCAAGACCAGTAGCAAAATTTGTACCAGCAGAAGATTTAGTTATACCGTATCTAGCAACAGATTTAGATACATCAGAGAGAGTTACACACATTGTTAAAATGTCAAAGAACGATTTGAGAAAGGCTCAAGTTGCAGGATTCTACAAAGATATTGAATTAGAAGAACCTTATGAAGAAGAAACAAAAACACAAGAAAAATATAATGACATATCAGGTGTAGATAAACCTAATAACGTTGATGTTTATAATCTTTTAGAGATTCATTGTGATTTAGATATTAAAGGTTTTGAAGATGAGAACGGAATTAAAGTTCCTTATGTTGTTACAATTGATGAAGGCTCAGGAAAAGTTTTATCTATCTATCGTAACTTTAAGGAAGAAGATCCAACTAAAAGAAAAATACAATATTTTGTTCATTATAAATTTTTACCAGGTCTAGGATTTTACGGCTTTGGTTTAATTCATATGCTAGGTGGTTTATCAAGAACGGCTACCTCAGCACTTAGACAATTAATTGATGCAGGAACATTATCAAATTTACCAGCAGGATTTAAAGCAAGAGGACTTCGTATTCGTGATGACGATTCACCAATACAGCCAGGAGAATTTAGAGATGTTGATGCACCATCAGGTGATTTACGAAATGGATTACTACCACTTCCATACAAAGGACCAGATCAAACGTTATTTGCTTTACTTGGTTTTGTTGTAGACGCTGGTAGAAGATTTGCAGCAGTAGCTGATCAAAAATTAGGAGAAGGCTCACAAGCAAATCCAGTTGGTACAACAATGGCTTTACTAGAACAAGGCTCAAAAGTCATGAGTGCTATTCATAAAAGATTACACTATGCACAGAAAAAAGAATTTAGAATTTTAGCAAGAGTTATATCAGAATTTTTACCACCAGAATATCCGTACATGGTAGCTGGAGGTAATAGACAAATTAAACAAGCAGATTTTGATGATAGAGTAGATATTATACCTATTTCAGATCCAACAATCTTTTCTATGTCTCAACGTATTACGTTGGCACAAACACAATTACAATTAGCACAATCTAATCCGCAAATACATAACGTATACGAAGCGTATAGACGTATGTATCAAGCAATGGGTGTGCAACAAATTGAGCAGATACTTCCTCCCCCACCCCAACCAATGCCAATGGACCCTGGAATGGAAAATTCATCCGTTTTATTACAAAAACCTTTGCAGGCTTTTCCAGACCAAGATCATGATGCACATATCGAGACACATCGTGCCTTTATGTCATCATATTTGGTTAAAAATACACCGAATATATTGGCATTATTGCAATCTCATGTGTCACAACACATAAGTTTTAAGGCTAGAGCGGAAGTAACAGCTAAAAATGCACCAATTATACAGCAACAAGCGATGCAATTTGGTGGTCAACTACCACCAGAACTACAACAACAGTTCCAAATTCAAAATGAAAGCGAAATTGCACAAAGAATTCGTGAATTAACAGAAGAAATGATTGCAGAAGAGCAAGAATACTTAGAAGGTATGACAAAAGACCCATTAGTTACCCTAAAACAAGAAGAATTAGGGCTACGTGCAGAAGAATTAGAGCTTCGTGCACAAAAAGATGGTGAGAAACAAGCATTAGAAGAAGAAAAAGCTGCTGTTTCTGCACAACAAAATCAAGAAAAGATAGATAATGCTGATAAACATGCAAGTATACGTGAAGGAATATCACTTGCAAAGTTAAGTCAAAACTCTTAACTATGTATTATGCAAGATCCAGTAGAAAAACTAGAAGATTACTATAACGGTCTTATGACTATTGTAGAAAAATCTACAAAATCAGAAGAAGACAATATACTTTTAGCAGGAGCCATGATGGCAGTAGCTAAAATACTCTATTATAAAAACTTACCAGAGAATCAAGCAGATGATATTCTAGAACATAACTCAAGAGACTTGATAAATCTTATAAAACCGACTATACATTAATTATTATGGTTAAAGCTACTTCACAAGAAATACTTGACTCAGCAAATAGAATTAAAAAACAAGAAGCTGAAGACAAGGAAGCAGGTCTATTAGAAATTAAAATAGAAAAAAGAATTAAAGACGGAAAACCAAAACCTGATAAAAAGAAAACAAAAAATCCAGGCCGAGGTGGTAAAGGAAACATAGTAAATTTAAAAGATGGTGGATTTCCAGATTTATCTGGTGATGGTAAAGTTACACAAAAAGATATTCTTATTGGTAAAGGTGTTATCAATAAAAAAAGAGGTGGTATGGCAAGAGGTTCTCGTGAAGGGTCTATCATAAACACAAGAACATCTTTTAAAAAAGGTGGAGCAGTTAATAAGAAAAAAATTCTTCGTGCCGCAAAACGTGGTTTCGGAATAGCAAAGAGAGGATACTAATGAACTTTAAAAAAACTAAAACTACAATAATCCCAACTAAAAACCCTTTTCCAAGTATGAAAGTGGGTTCTGATGCAGCGATTGTTTACTCACCTTTTATTGTAAAACAAAATAAAGGTGCTGGTCCAAAAGGGCAGACTAGCAACGTTCAGATTAAAAAAGTAGCATTTAAAGGCGTAAAGTAGTATACTTCGCCACTTTAACAAAGGAGGTTTCTATGAAACTTTTATCAGATCTATGGGCGCACCTTAAAGAATGGAGCGACTGGAGTATGAAAGATTGGATTAAGGCTGGTATCGTAGCTATAATCGTAATTATAATTATGGGCGCAATCTAATTTATGGTTTGGCAATTATTAGCTAAACCCCTCCTTGGCGTCGTCGCCGATGGCGTCAAGGGTTTTGTTGAAACAAAAAAAGCAAAAGCAGAATTAAAACTTACTGAAATAAAAGCAACACAGAAACTTAAAGAAGATCAAATTGCTGGTAAAGTTTCATGGGAGCAAAGTGCTGTGGATCAAATGAAAGGGTCATGGAAAGATGAGGTGGCATTAATTGTTCTACTTCTTCCAGCCGTTTTAGTTTTCACGCCTTTACAAGATCATGTCCATAAAGGGTTTCTCGCCCTCCAAGATTTGCCGTCGTATTATCATAATTTGTTGTACATTGCGATTTCTGCAAGTTTTGGCATCAAGGCTGGATCTAGCGCTATTGGATTATTTAAAAAGAAATAAATGAGTTACAAAGAATTGTCTGATGCAGTAAAGTTAAGTGAAGGTTTTAGAAATAA